GCTTTCGGAACATCGGCACATCAAGGAACAAGCTCACCAAACTTTTACTATAATACATTAAGTGCTGCTGTTTCAGGTACTTGTCTAGCAACGCAAGATGGTGGTTCTGGTGGAGCGGGTGGTGTCGGACAAGGGTACAATCAATCTGCTGCATCTGGGTCAAGTGGTGGTTCTGGTTCTAATAATGCAGGTGCTGGAGGAACTGGAGGAACTGGTGGAGCATTTGGAGCGGCTGGATCAGACGGAGGAACTGGAAGCAATGGCTCTGGTTCAAGTGTGAGCTTTCCAGCTACTGCACCAACAAATGGTACAAGTGGAGCTTCTGGTGGTGCAAGTGGTAAATCTATTCAAGGTGTAAGTAATGTAACATCAAGTGGTAGTGGTAGTTTAACTGGAGCAACAGCATGATAAAAGCATTAAAATTTAGACCAGGTATCAATAGAGAGGTAACATCATACTCTAATGAAGGTGGTTTTTTTGATGGTGATAAAATACGTTTTCGTATGGGGTTTCCAGAAAAGATAGGTGGTTGGGAAAAGTATTCTCCTAATCAATACTTAGGTAGTGCTAGAAGATTACATAATTGGATAGGGTTAGATAGCTCTAATTTTCTAGGTATCGGTACACATCTTAAATATTATATTGAAGAGGGTACGACCTTTAATGACATAACTCCAATAAGACAAACTACAAGTGCTGGAGATGTAACCTTTTCTGCATCAAATGGTAGCACTACAATAACAGTAACAGACACAAGTCACGGTGCAGTTGAAAATGATTTTGTTACTTTTTCTGGAGCAGCGAGTCTAGGTGGAGTTATAACGGCTACAGTTTTAAATGCAGAATTTCAGATTGTTAGTATATTAGATGCCAATACATATACAATCACATCTTCTGTTGCCGCTAATTCTTCTGACACAGGTAACGGTGGAAGTAGCGTAGTAGGTACTTATCAAGTTAACGTAGGATTAGATCAAGTTATTGGAGGTACTGGCTTTGGTGCTGGCACATGGGGTGGCGTTACTAATGGTGCTTTACAAACAACTATCAATGAGGGTGGTACATTTAGTAACTCTGATACAACTTTAACTGTTACAAGTGGTACTGGAATATCGAACAACGATTTTATTTTAATTGATTCAGAAATACTTCAAGTAACAAATGTAGCAACAAATGATTTAACAGTAACCAGAGGACAAAGTGGCACTGACGCAGATACTCATGCAAATGGAGCCACAGTATTTTTAATTGTGGGAAACGCAGACTCAGATAATGATTACGTTGGCTGGGGAGATGCTGCAACAGTTTCGGTAACAACGCAGATACGTCTATGGTCACATGATAATTTTGGTGAAGATCTTATAATTAATATAAGAGATGGAGGATTATTTTATTGGGACAAGAGTTTAGGATTAGCTGGTCGAGGTGTTGAGTTAAGTGCTACTAGCACATTTAGTGGAGAAAAAAGTGTTCCTACTGTAGCTAAACAAGTGCTAGTATCTGATATAGATCGTCATGTTATAGCTTTTGGATGTGATGGTGTCGGTGGAAGTTCGTCTGCAACACAAGGTGATGGTGTACAAGATCCATTGCTTATAAGGTTTAGTAGTCAAGAAAATCCAGTAGATTGGTTTCCGACTGCAACGAACACTGCTGGTGATTTAAGGCTTGGTGCAGGATCAACATTTGTACAAGCGGTAGAAACTAAAAGAGAAATACTTGTTTACACAGATAAGTCATTACATTCTATGAGATTTATAGGCCCACCATTTACTTTTGGTATTTCACAGTTATCTTCTAATATTACGATTATGTCCTCTGCTTCGGCTATTGCTACAGAGGATGTTGTATATTGGATGGGTATTGATAACTTTTACGTTCATGCTGGACAGACTGCACAATTACCTTGCACAGTAAAAGACAAAATATTTTTAGATTTTAACTTAGCACAAAGAGACAAAGTTGTTGCTGGTATTAATTCAGAGTTTGGTGAGGTGTGGTGGTTTTATCCATCTGCCGATTCAAGTGAGTGCGACAAATATGTTATATGGAATTATAATGAAAAGGTTTGGTATTATGGCTCTTTAACAAGAACAGCATGGCTTGATAGAGGCATAAGAAACTTTCCAATAGCAGCAGGTAGTGGATATATATTCAACCACGAATTAGGGTTTGATGATGATGGAAGTGCAATGACTTCTTTTGTAGAAACATCGCCCATGGATATGGGAGATGGAGAAAAATTTGCTTTTATCAGAAGAGTCATACCAGATTTAACTTTCACTGGTTCTGTTACTGGTAGTTCTCCAAATGCTACTTTTACAGTAAAAGCAAGAGACTTTCCAGGTGAAGACTTTTCTCAAACTGGGACTGGAACCACTACGAGAACGGCAACAAATCCAGTTGAAGCGTTTACAAATAAACTAGATTATAGAATTAGAGGCAGATCTTTTGCAATAAGACTTGATTCTAGTGCGTTAGGGTGTAAATTTAAAATGGGAACACCAAGAGTTGATATTAGAGAGGACGGCAGAAGATAATGGCATTAGTTGGCGTACCACCACCAAGGTTACCAGAACCACCAGAACAGATTGATAGACAATATGTAGAAGATTTAGTAAGATCTTTAGAAATATTTATTTCACAAGAGAGAAATCCAGGTGAATTACGAGCTACAAAAATAACATTGACTGATTTACCAACAAGCTCTAGTGGATTAGAGGTGGGTGCATTATTTAATGACAGTGGGACTATTAAAATTGTTACATAAATGGTATAGTAAATAAAATGGGTATATTTAAAAACGTCACAAGACTATTAAAAAAAGCAGCTCCAGTAATCGGAGGCTCGATTGGTTTTATGATTGGGGGACCTTTGGGTTCTGCCGCTATAGGTTCTGCTCTTGGAGCAGGTATAGGAAGTCTTGTTGGTGGAGCAGACACAGATGACGCATTAAAAGCTGCCTTGTTAGGTGGTATCGGTGGGTACGCCGCGAGTGGTGGTAACTTTTTTACTCCGACAGCAGGCAGTGCCGCAACTAACGTAGCTGCAAGCACTGGACCTATGGGTAATCCAGTGACTGGAACAGTTGGTGCAACAGGTCCAATTAGTCCAACCATAGCAACAACTGGTAGTAGTGGAATAATGAGCACATTAAAAGATTTTGCTACGAGTCCGACTGGTATAGCAACAATAGGTGGGTTAGGAACATTAGCGGCTCTTTCTGGTGAAGAAGAAGAAAAAGCAACAACCACGGAACAAAAACCTTTTCCAAAAGGCACAACGAGATTAGGAATGGGCAGAATAGGTAATAAATCATATAACTTAGATAACGAAGAAGAAAGAAAAAAGTATTTTGAAGACCTAAGAGAAAAACAAGGTATTATGCCAAGAGACAGAGAAGTAGGTATAGACCCAATATTCTCTGCTAGTGGTGGAGAGGTCGAAGGACCTGGGACTGGTACAAGTGATTCTGTTCCAGCTATGTTATCTGATGGTGAGTTTGTACTGACTGCAAAAGCTGTACGAGGTGCAGGTGGTGGAGATAGAGACATAGGTGCAGCTAGAATGTATGATATGATGTCAGAATTAGAGAGGGTCGCATAATGGCAACACAAACTGTAGATCAAACCCAAACCGTTAGACTGGCTCCGTTCCAAGAGGAGTTTTTGGCAGATATATTTGCAAGTGCTAAAGCCTTAACGGGTGAAGGCACACAAATGCCTTTTGCCAAACAACAAGTAGAAGGTCTTTCTGAGGGACAAAGACAAGCTATTTCAAGTGCATTAAGTGGAGTAGGAGCTTTTCAACCTTTTCTGCAACAAGGTAGTGCGGCAGTTGGACAAGGTATTACAGGAGCACAGAGTGCAAATTATGATCCAACATCTTATCAACAATTTATGGATCCTTTTACAGAAGATGTAATTAGACAGACAGAGCAAGATATTTTAAGACAAGGTGCTCAACAACAAAACCAAGCACAAGCAAGTGCAGTTGGTTCTGGTGCTTTTGGTGGTTCAAGACAAGCCATTATGCAAGGAGAAATAAATAGAAACGTAGGAGATCAACTTGCAAGAACCACTTCACAGTTAAGATCACAAGGTTTTCAACAAGCACAACAAGCGGCACAACAAGCGGCAAATCAACAATTAAGACAAGCACAGTTAACTGGGCAACTTGGTGTATCACAAGCTGGGTTAGGACAATTAGGACAACAGTTAGGTGTTCAAGATATTAATACGTTACTAGGGATTGGTGGTCTTCAACAACAACAAGGTCAGAGAGAGCTTGATGTTGCGAGAGCAAACACACTTGCAGAACAAGCATTACCTTTTCAACAGATCGGATTTATGTCCGACATTTTTAGAGGAGTTCCAGCGTTACAACAGACAACTTCTCAAACAAGAACACCAGGTCCGAGCAGAGGATCACAGTTGATGGGATTGGGGATCGCGGGTCTTGGAGCAATAGGATCTGCTGGAGGCTTTGGTAACTTCTTTAACTTTGGAAGGCCTGCATAATGAGCGTATTTAATAGACCCATGTTTAGAATACCAGGTGTAACTAACAATCAACCCAGTGGTATTATGTCAAGTGGACCAAATATAATGAGAGCTAGTCTTATAAGTGGAGCTAACGCTAATCCAGTTATGACTGGTGCTAATCAACCATCCGTTATCCAAGATATGCCTATCTTTACTAATACAATTCCAACTTCCAGACAATCTCAAATCGGTAACATATTTGGGAAAGGTGAGCAGTTTGAAGCGACTACTAAATCAGGTATTGAAGGAGAGGTAGATCCAGAAAGTAATTTAGCAAAGTTAAGAAAAGCCGCACTAAAAACTAAAAAAGTAGAAGAAGGAAGTAAAGTTGTTGATGATCTTAGTCCAGGCACTGGCAAGATTTCTCAAAAAACAACAACAGAAACAGTTGATGACGGTGAAACGATTGACGATGACATGGTAACACCAGACTTTGGTCAGCCCGTAAAACAAGCTGGAACGGAGGATAATACACTAGAATCTAATGTAAATATATTAAGTGGTTTTCAAAGCAACCAGAAACAATTATCTGATAAGACGGCAGCTGCACTAGCAAATGTATCTGCTGGTCTTGCAAGTGCAGAGGACATAAAACTCGGTGGTAAAACTTTTAAAGAAAACGCAGAAGCACTTGTAGCAAAAATGAATCAAGAAGGAAAAGAACCTACTCTTGCAGACGTACAAGACGATGCAATAAAATTATTAGGTTTTGATCCTAACGAATTAGAAGGTGAGTTTGAAGAGGATCGAAAAGCATCTATCTTTTTAAATATGATGAAAGCTGGTCTTGCAATCGCAGCTGGTGAAAGTCCAAACGCCATATCAAATATAGCAAAAGGTTTTGCAGTCGGACTGCAAGGCTACGGACAAGATGTCAATAGACTTAGCAAACAGTTGAGAGAAGACAGAAGAGAAGCAAGATCCACTATGTATAATCTATTGAAAGATGCAAAGTCAGAAGCTCTTGCAAAAAGAACATTAGAACTTCAAAAGATGGAAGGTATTGTAAACTTAAACAGAACACTTGTGGGTGATGCGAGACAACAAGCGTTAAATAAATTTAATACCACAATGACTGCACTTAAATGGAATCAGAGTGTATTATCTGCCGCTGCCGATTTAGAATTTAAAGAAAAGTCACTTGCTGTTACAAAAGACAACGTAGAAAAAACTTATAGATTAGGTCTTGCAAAAGCAGAGCCAGAGGTAATTCAACTTCTTAAGTTTAACAAAGAAATAAAGTTAAAAGATCCTAGTAAACCAGAGATACCTTTTGGAGAGCCAGGGTATGTAGAGCAATATGATATCACTGAAAAAGCACAGAAAAACATCACTGCATATATGAATGATTTAGTCGCTGGTAAAAGTAAAGGACTACAAGCAGGTAGTCAGTTTAATCAAACACAAAAGAACTATGCAACAACGGGTACTATAGGATCTGTTCTTAAACCAACTGGGTACGATCAATTAGACGCTAGTATTAAGAAACAGTTTGGTATAGAGGCATATACTTTACAAGAACAATTAAAGAAAAATGCTAATGATAGTTATGCACAATTTAACGATACTCTTGCATTTGTAAGAAGATTAAAAGATAGAATACCAGGCATAGCAATTAGTATAGAAGCTATACCAGAAGATGTAAGACCTATTCTTGACAGAAAAGACAAAAACGGAGTTTCATTACTAGAAAAATATAACGCAGAAGGTTTGGTAGGATAATCAATGCCTAATTATATAGTAGATGGAAAGTCCTATTTTTTTGTAGATCAACTTTCTGAAGAAGAGGCAGCAGAGCGTGTAAGAAAATACTTTGGTTCTTCTGGTACTAAGGCTGAGGCAGAAGAAGGAACAAGCGATTATCTTAATCCAGAAGATGAAGGAACTTTACAAGAGATAGCAGAGGGCGTTGGCTCTGGTTTACTTGCCATACCACAAGGTATAGCAGAAACTGTTACAACTGTTATTGATCTTGGTGCAGGCACTAATTATACAGATGCCGTGACTCGTGGATTTAACAAAATGAGAGATGATCTTGGCATTGATCCAGCAGGTGCCGCTGGTAAGATAACAGAAGGTTTAATACAGTTTGGTGTTCCAGGTGTTGGAGCTGCGGCTGCCGTATCAAAGTTTAGTAAACTCGGTAAGTTAGCACGAGGCACAGACAAAATGAGAGCCGATCCAGGTTCTTTAAAAACAATGAAGATTACGAAGCAACCTTTAGAAATGAAAGGGTTGTCCAAGAGTCAAAAGTTAGGCTTGGCGGCACAACAGTTCGCGGCTGCTGGAGCAGTGGATGCTGTTGTAGCGACAGATGGAACACAATCATTAGGGGATTTTTTTGAAGGTGGTTACGGTCCGTTCTTTGCGACCACAGATTTATTAGGACTAGAAGGTAGAGAAAAAGCTGCTGCTAGAATGTATAATAAAATAGTTGCACATGGTATTACTGGTTCTATTCTCGCAGGTGTTTTACCTCCAGTTATTGGTGCAGGCTTTAATGCTTCTGCTAAGATTGGTGCAGCTACATCAAGAGAAGTAGGTCTTGCAGTTCCAGGTTCTGTTGTTGGTGCGGGTGTAGCGGCTTTTGATGAGGCGGCACAAGGAAAAGATTTAGAAGATTTTGATTTTGGGAAAATTGCAACTGGTGCAGCGTATGGCGCTGGAATAGGTGCAGGTGCTGGAGTAAGCTCAAAAGTTTTAAAAGGTGCTTCGAAGAAAGCAGCCGAAGCCATAGGAAGACAAGAGGATAAATTTTTAAGAGGCGAGTTCTCAGACCCAGGCAAAATAAACACATTGAACAGAGCCGTGACAAGAGCATTGTCTGCCTTTAGGTATAGATCTTTTTTACCAGGTGATGTAGCTAGAGTAAAATCTCTTGTCAATCCAGCCATTGAAGGTGATATTAAAAAAGCAGAAAAAGCATTGGAGGCTGTTGATAAACAGATAGAAAGAACTTTAAAATCACCAGAGTTTGCAGAGTATAGAAAATTACCAGACTTCACAAAACAAAAACTAATTAATAATTTTATGGATGTTCTTGAGGGCGCTGGAGATGATCTTGTTGAATTACCTAAACCATTGCTTGATAGTTACATTGCCGCTAAAAAAATTATTGATGACTTGTCAGAAAGAGTTATAGAAACAGGTGCTGCCAAAAGTTTACCAGAAACATCTGTAAGTGGTCTGATGTCCAAGCAACAATTCAGAGAACAAGTTAAACAAAATATAAGCAACGGTGGATATCTATCAAGACAATATCAAATATTTAATGATGATAATTTTAAGTTATCAAAAGAAATGAGAGACGAGTTGGTAGATCAGATTGTTGATGGTAGAGGTGTGGACATAAAACATGTTCAGAAGTTTTTAGCAGGTGATGCAGAAAACTTAAGAATAGATAATGATTTTATCACAAGATTCAGAGAAGGGTTGAGAACAAGAGAGCCAACCAGAACTAAACTTAGTAGACAACAAGCCGAAAGATACATAGATAATGTTACAAAATATTACAAAAGTATGAAATATTCTACTGGAGGCACAGCATACTCTGCTCGAACTGTCCCAGTTGTAAGACTTAATCCAGCCGTTCTCAATAAATCTAAAGTAGACAACGAAGTTATTAGAACCATACTTGGTGAAGTAAGGAATCCAAAAGAATCTTACATGCACACAGTAGGAGAACTATCTAACTTCATTGCATCAGATGCTTTTTATTCTAATTTTAAAAGAGTTGCAGACGATATAATTTCTAAAACAAGTCCAGACGAAGTGCCTTTGTTTGTTAATACAAATGATCTTATTAAAGTTCGTATTAACGAAATAAATGCAGAAAGAACTCAAGGTGCTATTCAAGAAGGGGTGATTCCACCACCTCCTATCACTCGATTAGATGAATTAGGAAGAGAGGGTGCAGAAAGAGAACTAAAAAATATTCTAGAAACTGTTCAAGCCAGTGGTGGTAAAATGGAATATATCTTTTTAGGAAGAGATGCTCTGTCTGGGTTTGATCCAGAAGGCTTCGCTGCAAGAAGTATATTCGGTGAGATGTATGGATATGCTATGCCAAAGCCTATGTATGAAGCCATGAGTAACGTCATCAATGAGAGAACGAGTGTCATGGGTGATGTGTTTAGAGCTTTATATTATCCTATGGTAAAATTAAAAGGTCTTTCTCAATATGTAAAAACTATTTTATCTCCGATCACACAAGTTAGAAACGTAACATCTGCCTCTTTGTTTGCACTGGCACAAGGCAATGTAGGTAAGAACGCTAGTCTTTTTGAATCTGTGGATCTAGTTCTTAGAGATTTAATTGACAGAGAGTTAAAATTTAAGGGTAATGGTAAAATTAAAAAATTTGCAGATGATCGCTTTGACTTTAGTTTAAATGATGAAGTTCTTGACTTCTTGGTAGATTTACAAAACAGAGGAGTTATCGGTAGTTCTGCTCAGCTTAGAGAGATACAAGCAAACCTACGACAAGGACTGGGATACAGAGGTCCGAATGATGTGACTGATATAAGAGCAGATAGAAGAGTGTCAAATGCAGAAGACGTTGTAGTATCTGATTTTGAAATAGCGAGAGGTGCTTCAAGAAACGCGGCTTCTGAAGATGCTTTAAGAAGACAAGGTGGCAGATTAGAATTTCCAGATCCAACTGGACTAAAAGGCATGGGTAAGTCTGCATTGAAAGGCTCCATGAATTTAGGAAGACGTTTTCTTAGTACAACAGAGGGACTGTATAAAGGTGGTGATGACGTTTGGAAAATATACAATTATGCTTTTGAACTACAAAAATTAAGGAACGCCAAAGCAAAAATAGGAACTGACTTTGCAGACAACGCTTCACAAAGAAGAACACAACTTGCCGCTTTTGGTAGACACATAAACAAAAGAGTTGGCGAAGGTCTTGACGAAGCAATGAGAAGAGCAGCCGCAGACACAGTTCGTAACACAGTTCCAAACTATGAACTTGTGCCAGAGTTTATCAAAGGATTAAGAGGTGTGCCTCTTGGAAACTTTATAGCGTTCCCAGCAGAGATACTGAGAACTGGTTTCAATACACTTGATGTTGCAGCCAAAGAGTTAGAAAGTCCAATACAAGCTATCAGAGAAATAGGTATGAAAAGACTTATGGGTGGTGTGACTGCCTTTGGATTAGTGGGATCTGGTCTACAAAAAATGGCACAGACTTTGACAGATACAAGTGACGAAGAGATAACATCTGCAAATAGACTTGCAGCATCTTGGCAAAGAAACTCACAACTAATACCAGTGGGTAAAGATGATCAAGGTAACTTTGAATATATTGATTTTAGTCACACAAATCCATATGACTTACTATCAAGAGGATTTAGGACTGTTTTAAATTCTTACAAAGAAGCAGATGCACAAAGCACTGATTTCAAAGGAACAGTCAGAAAAGTTATGTTTGATGGATTAAGTGAGTACGTCACTCCTTTCATGGATTATTCTATGGTGTTTTCTGCATTACAAGATGTATTACCCACACCAATGGGTGGTCGTGGAGGCAGAACAAGATCTGGTGCAAAAGTATACAGACCTCAAGATGCTACAGGCGTGGCAGTAGAAAAATCTTTACTCCATCTAATAAATACAATTATTCCAGGTGGTGTTCCCATAAGAGTGCCAGTCGGTGCAGACCTTGGTATTGCTGGAGGTAACTTTCAACCAGTTAAAGGAATAGAAAAATCTAGATTTTTAAGAGGTGTGTTCTCTCAAGACGGAGAGGTGGAGCCAAGCACTGGTAAAACTTACAAACAAGGATCAGAATTATTTAGAGCGTTTACTGGTTTGAATACTCAAACATTAGATCTTAAAAGACTTGCAGAGTTTAGATCACAAGAGTTCAAACAAAAAAGATCTGGCACTGCTACATTATTTAACGAAGTGTTAAGACTTGAAGACGCTTCACCAGAACAAGTCTTAGAGGCATTTAGTAGAGCAGATGACGCTAGACTCAAAGTTTTTAGAGAGTATGCTTTAGCAGTAGATGATTTACAAAATTTAGGATTATCTTTGCCAGAAGTTAGAAAAGTTATGAAGGACGCTCAACTTGGTAACGAGGAGATAAATTCTATCCTTACAGATAGATATGTACCATTCAAGCCAAGCCAAGAAAAAATACTTGAAGCTCGAAAGAAGAAAAATATTTTTGTCCCAAGAGGCGAGATAAATATAATGAGAGCTATGAGAAGAGGTATGTCTTTAAGAAAAGAAGAGAAGCCAGAGACTCCAGATCCAGTCTCTAGTTTGTTTGGCATAGGCAATCAGTTACCAACAGATCTTCCTAATGTTGCACCCACAAATGTAGCAGAGACAGAAGAGACACAACCTTCTTTTGAAAACATAACACAGACTGCAAGCATACAACCTGGTGCTGGAACAAGAACAAACCCTTCTTTTCTTGGTGGAGACCCAGATAGTATTCTTAAAAATTTAGATATAGCTAGGAGAACTGGATGAGGCTATCACCACATTTCACTTTAAGTGAATTTACAAAATCACAAACAGCAGAACGAAAAGGTATCGACAATACACCAGAGCCAATACATATTAAGTGTATGGAAACGCTTTGTTTAAATGTGTTAGAGCCTATCCGAGAACATTTTGGTAAACCCATGACAATAAACTCTGGTTATCGCAGTGTTGGTTTGTGTGAAGCAATTGGCTCAAAAGCAACCAGTCAACATGCAAAAGGAGAAGCGGCGGACATAGAGATAGCAGGCATAAGCAACGCAGACCTTGCCGTGTTTATCAAAGATAATCTTTCTTTTGATCAACTTATTTTAGAATGTTACGATCAAGCAAAAGGTCCTAGCTCTGGTTGGGTTCATGTATCTTTTGTAGGTCAACCAGAAAACAGATTAGATGTGTTAACTTACGATAGGTCAAATGGATATAGGAAGGGTTTGATTTTCTAACAGATGGCTACGTTAGTTGTGAATCTACCCTCGATAGATGTATGGGTACGAAAAGAATATTTAAGAGATGGTGAAGACGGACATGGTGAGTTTGTCAAAGGTATTTGGGTTACTGCGAAATCTATTCCATTC